TTCTAATATAAAGGGTATCTTTACCAATCCCGTCAATATCACCAATCCCATATTCCCCCAGGCTTAGAGCAGAAACATCACCACCACTGTCCTCAACCATGCTGGAACTACCTTCTAAAACATCAGTAAAGGTTGTGGCTGGAAACTCTTTGCTGTAATAATAAATGTCAAGGCCGCTACTACTATCACCTGAATTACCAGACTTAATCCAATTATTACTGACACCATCATTCAATTCTAAAATGGTATCTATTGTCCCAATATATGCTGTCATTTATTACCCCTTCTAAGTAGATTGTTTATTTTTTTGCATTATATTTACAACAACTTCTTCCCCTTCAGCCGTATCCAAATAATCACCAACAACCGAAGCGTCAAAGACATTAATATTTTTTAAATTAACTTCAGGTGCTGCTGGTGCTGGTGCTGCGGTGCCGTCAACTGATACACCAAGTTTTCCGCCAGCTCCCCTGGATAAAGGCATAATTGCCTCCGGGCCAGCTTCACCCATCACACCCATACTATCTCCCTTAGCAAATGCAAACATTGTGGGCTCTTTTACTATTGTGTTTGTAAAAGCACTTCCCTTAGCAAATGCAGCCCCTTTTGCGGCTGGTGTTGCGGCGGTTGTATCACCAAATGTACCACCCTCACCAAACATCGAGCCGACCGCTTTTACAGCGTTTAACACAAGTTGTTTGGCGATCATAGATGCAATGTCTTTGACAATTGAAGCCGCCATATCCTTAAATGCTTCTTTTGCTGTTTTTGCACCAGAAGCCCATTCGCTCAAAGCAGTACTAACACCATCTATTGCAGTCCCTAACCCACTGGCAATCATTTCAGAGGTTTCCATGGTTTCTGCTTTTATTTTTTTCATAGCCAGAGCACCGCCTTTGGCTATTGTTTCACTGAATGTTAGGTTTGCATCATTTACTTTTTTATCAATTTCCTTCATATTTGCAAGGAACCATCGTTTTAAGGCTACTTTATCTTCCACACCTTTTTTGAAATATTTATATCTTTCCTTTAATGCGTATTTTTCTTGATCAGTTGCAGATAAAAAAGTCTCCCTTTGTGCGGCTGCAAAATCAGCCTGTATTTCTTTCTTTTTCTTATAATACTCTCGAGCCTTTGCCAGTTTTTTCTCAAGATCAGCAAAATAAGAAGCCAAAAAAGCATCTACTCTGGCTGTTCTTCTTTCATCACGTTGTTGCTTCAATTCTTTTAATTTGGTGTCGTATGCAGTTTGTATTTCAGCCTTGTCCCCCAAAACTGCCCTAAGCTTGGCAACACTGGCATCTAACTCTTGTTTGTCTAAATCATACGAACTAAGCATAATATCATCGTAAAAAGTTTGGAACTCAACTAAAGTTTTCTTTTTCAATTCGGCTGTTGCTAAAGCCGCTTCCCTTTGTTGTTTTGCTAAATATGCAGTTCTTCTCGCTTCATCTTCTGCGTACTTCTTTTTAGTAGCTTCAATTTGATTGAATATATCCATATTGGAATGACCACCACCCATATCAGATACTCGTTTTCTTTGTGGGGCTTCTTTGCTTTGCTCTTCACCAACTTCTTTAATTAAACCTAAATATTTTGATATTTGGCTAATGGCGCCCATACCAGGTGCAGTAAATTTTAATAAAGTTTTTAATCCGTCAGGTGCTGCACTATTTATTTTTACAATAATACCGAGTATTTTCCCCAAACCTGAAGCCAGCAAACCAAGAGCTTCCGCAGAATCCCGTATTGTTTTTGCTAAATCCTGATCAATAAATTCTTTATTTTCTTTTACCCAAGTTCTAAAATCATTAGCTAATTCAACAATAACTGGGGCGAGTTCCTGACCTATTGCCACAAAAACTTGGTCGAGTACATTGGCTGTTATTTGCATCTGAGCACTGAAAGACTCAGCGGCTTTTAATGCTTCTTTATTCAACGCCGTAGCATTTTTGACTTGATCATTGGCTAATCCAAAGGCAGTTTCCATTAATTCTACATTTTCAATTAATGGTGATAACCCTTTAACAACTTCTGTACTGGACAAACCAAGTTTACCCAATAGTTCAACAGAAGTGTACCCTTCTTTGGTCATCCGACCGAAACCTTTAATAACAGCCCTAAATGCTTCCGTAGCATCCTTTTTAAAAGTATCTCGTAATGTGTCTCCTGACATTTGTGTAACCTCTTGTAAATACACAAATGCGTCCCCGCCCTCCATAATGGCCTTTTCCATTTCAATCAATGTTCTTGAAACAGCTGAACCAGCAGATTCAGCCCGGGAACCGACTGACTTCATCGCGGCACCTAGGGCAAGGGCATCTTCAGAAGCCATTTTATAAGCCGACGCACCCCTTCCAATCTCACCCGCCATATGGACAATTTCTTTTTCACTTGCGGCCATGTTATTACCAAGTTCAACAATCACGGCACCAAGCTCATCAATTTTATCAGTACCCTCCCCAGCTGTATTCAATAATCTTGCCAGACTTTTTGCACCTTCAGCCCCAACAACATCAGAAGACATCTGTAATTTTGCAAGAGTTTGGGTAAAATTGGTTACATTGGCCACTCCTTTCACACCTAATTGACCAGCAGCTTCTGCGATCTCAAGCAAACCTTCAGCAGATACCGGGGTTTCAGCCGCAAGCTTATTTAATTCCGTCCTAAAAGTAATCATTTCTTTTGCAGTAAAATCAGTTGTTTTCTGAACAGCAATTAAACCTTTATCAAGTATTGAAAACTCCCTCAAAGCTTTCGTCGCCGCAAAACCAACGCCCATTGCACCAAGGGCGGAAACAACTCCAGCAATCCCTAATTTTATTGAAGCCAAAGAAGCTTTCGCCATTTGTGCGTGATTAGCGTATTCACGATTTGTTTTACTTAATTGTGTCCCAGTTTGACGTTCATATTCTTGAATACGTCTTGTTGCCCTTTTAACATTACGCTCTAATTCTTGAGTATTCGCTGTTAAATAAGCAACTAAACTTCCTACACTTTCTTCAGCCATTAAATCACCTTTTATTTAGAATTTTGGGCACTTGCTAAATTAAGTAAAGTTTCTTTCATATCTGCCACCGCTCTTTTCTTTAATACTTTGCCACCTAATCTTTTTTCTTCAATTGCTTTTCTTTGAAACGCCAATCTTGAAAATTCATCTGCATTAAATTTGCCCCCACCTTCTTTTTTTAAACCCCCAGCAATTGCCATAACATACCGATCAAAAGAATGTTGGGCATCCTGCTCAACAAAACCCCAGGGTTCAATATTAAAAAATATTTCCCATTCCCTAAGTTGGTCTTGTGTTAACAAGGGTAATAAATAATCCGGGTGGGGATACCCTAATTTAAGTGCTAATCTGAAAGCGAACCTCCTTCCTGATCTGTAGAGGAGTTTTTTTCCAAATTCTCAGTAGGGGCATCATTCGCCTTTTTTGCCAGAGCATGTAATTCAGAAATTAAATCCGCTGACTTATCTGCCAAAAGCTCAAACTCATCGTTCTTAAATAAACGATCACCTTTTTTATTACACAAAACCCGTACAAGATATTTTAATTTAATACCGGAAGTATCATGTTTCCACAATTGCTCCCCGTCTTTGCCTTCAAAAAATACAATTGAATCTGAGGTCAAAGATTCTTGATCCATTGCCCCCATTTCTTTCACGTATATTTTTTTATTCAAACTTTTGCAAAACACTTCTTTAACATTGGCTCTTGATTCTTTCATGTTTAGAAAATCTTTTCTATCCGCCATTTGATCATTCATAATTATTCTCCTTGATTTAAGTCTTTGGTTAAGACCATTTATTAATTAACTACCTGAACCAGAATTAACAACAACTGCACCACTTACTTTAATAGTGACATCGGAAGTTACTTTATCATCTGGTGGGATTGATAAAGGACACTCTAATACAATACCAGAAAATTCAACTGTGGTATTTTCTGTATCAGGGAGTATAATTTCATAATTCTGTTCAACATCAGACTCATAATCATCCTTCATTTGTTCCCAAGCTGTTCTTGTGAAATTCATTGCCAAAGAAACTTGACCACCATCACGGAAACCACCGATGAAAGTTCTATATCCACCCGTAGTATCAAGGGAAGTTGTATCAATTGTTTCCCTTGTCATGCCAGGTCCAGTGATACTATTTATTTGCGCAATAGAATCCCAAACACCTGTAAGAATATTCCATCTTCTAAATTTTGCTCCTACTCCTGCAATAGCCATTTTAAATCCTCCTATTAACTGTTTATGTTCTCTGTATCTTAAAAGTTGTCACAAAACGACATCTATCGTTTTCATCCCAATCAAGTAACGCGGGTTCCTGGGCACATCTTATCATTGTGTATAATGTACCATTAATTGTTACTTGTTCATGATTGTGTAAAAAAACCTTAATTGCATTAATCTCATCCCAAGCCTGTGAATAAGATTTGTTTCTAACTCTAAATTGAATACTTGGCCTATTATAAATTTCCCCTTGAGTAAACATTTGATCAGGCGGTTCCCCTGGGGTATCAAAAATGGTAATACAATTATTAGGCTTTAATGGTTCTTTCCCAATGTAAATATCATCACCAAATGAAGAATCAGATATAAGTAAGCTTTTAATATCTTTACTCGCTGGATTCATTTACGCACCTCGTCCCTAATTGCTTTTAATACTTCTTGTCTATTCCTGTTCAGAGCTGCTTCTAAAAACTTCGCCCCGGCACCTGATCGTTTAAACTTAGCTCCAACCATCTCATGAACATACCAAGCATAATCCGCTGTAAACCCCATTACCAAAACAGGTTTTAATTTACTTGGTTTTGGAAGAGTAAAATAGCTCAATCTTAAATTACCCGTTTCACCAACTGGAATTAATGGTGATGTCTTATCCATATCTCGCCGCACCACAATAGCCGCCTGGATTAAACCCTTCATTGTCTTTTTCTGCATAGCATCAACTTTTTTATTGATGTTTCGCAAAATATTATCTAATCCTTTTACTTGATTACTCATAACCAAACCGTCCTCACAAATTCATCTGTACTTTTAAACAAAGGGGCTTGCTCATAGACTAAAACCTTATAAGCACCACAAGCAACCGGGTCATCATAATTATCTGAATCTAAATTAACCAATTCGTCTAATAGTAAGTAACCATCTAAATCGATA